AAGATGGTGGAAGCATTCAGATTAAAGGTTGGGGAAAGGCAAGACACTAATGTTTAAAAAAATTAAAAACAAAATTTGCATGATCATTTGTCAGATGTTCAATATCATTCCATGCATGTGTAGTCATGAATGTGGATGCAAACAAAAAAAGGAGAAAAAATAATGAGAGACAAATATGGTAGAAGACGCCCAGCGCTTAAAACTAAGCAATCAAAAAAACCATTAGCATTACCAAGAAATCCTAGACAATCAGCACCTGGACCGCGTTTAGGAACATCAGGAAAACCTCAAGAAGGATTAAAGGAACAAAATTCAAATCAAAGAATGCCTTTTAAAAAAGGTGGTGCTTTAAGACCAGTAGATAAAAATAAAAATCCTGGACTTGCAAAACTTCCAACTAAAGTCAGAAACAAAATGGGCTTTATGAAAGATGGTGGAATTGCAAAAAGAAATAAAGCTTCAAAAGCTATTTTCAGAAACATTAAAACTAAAGACGCTTTTAAAAAAGCAAGCGGTAAAAAATAATGGCTAAACTTTGTCCAAAAGGAAAAGCAGCAGCAAAAAGAAAGTTTAAGGTTTATCCTTCAGCTTACGCGAATATGTATGCTTCTGCCGTTTGTTCTGGAAAAGTTACACCTGGTGGTAAGAAAAGAACTAAAAAAGCTAAAGGTGGAATAGCTAAAGGTTGTGGTAAAGTTATGAGCAACCGAAGAAAAACTACAAAAAAATATTAACATGGCTCAAGGTGGTCTGAGAAAATGGGTTCAAGAGAAATGGGTCGATATAGGAGCACCGAAGAAGAACGGAAAATATCAACCATGCGGAAGATCCAAGGGCAGCAAGAGAAAATATCCAAAATGTGTCCCACTTGCAAAAGCGACCAGAATGAGTGCTGGACAGAAGGTTTCGGCTGTAAAACGAAAACGTGCCGCGTCGAACACTGGCCCTAAACCTAAAAACGTTGCAACATTTGCAAAAAGAAGTAAGAAAAAATAATGGTAAAAGGTTTAAAAAAAGTCGTTAAAGGTTTGCAAAAAGCATCAAAGACACATGCAAAACAAGCTAAAATAGTTAAAAAACATATTAAAAAAATGAGTAAAAAGAAATAATGGCAAGAACACCTGCATGGCAAAGAAAAGAAGGTAAATCCGCATCAGGTGGATTGAACAAAAAAGGAGTTGCGTCTTACAGAGCTGCAAATCCTGGTTCAAAATTAAAAACAGCTGTTACAACTAAACCATCTAAACTAAAGAAAGGTTCTAAGGCTGCCAAACGTAGAAAAAGCTTCTGCGCTAGAATGAAGGGAATGAAGAAGAGATTAACGTCTGCAAAAACTGCACGTGACCCAGATTCTAGGATCAATAAAAGTCTTAGAAAATGGAACTGCTAATGGACGATCCAGTCAATATTATTTATAAAATACAAAGATCAATCAAAGTAAGCATAGAGTCACTCAATGATGCTATTTTAAGCGGAAGTGTTGACAATATGGAAAAGTATAAGTATTTACTAGGGCAGGCACACGCCTTACAACTAATGCAACAGGATATCTCTAACCTGCTACAAGATAAGGAGCAAACAGATGAACAACCAGACAACACAAATGTCATCGGAGTCGACTTCAGCGGAAGTACCGAAGACTAAATTAGCTTTAGAAGAAAAATATAAAGCAGAAGAATCAAAACAAGAAAACGATAAAAGAGTTGATGAAACAAACGTGGAATCAATTGCAGATGAATTACCAGAGCCCTCTGGTTATAGACTTTTAGTTTTACCTTTTACACCAAAAGAAAAAACTAAAGGTGGAATTATTATTGCACAAGAATCTTTAGATAAGTTACGTATCGCAACCAACTGTGGATACGTCATTAAACTTGGACCTTTAGCATATGCAGACAAAGAAAAGTTTGCAACAGGTCCTTGGTGCAAAAAAGGAGATTGGGTCATCTTTGCCAGATATGCTGGATCAAGATTACCAATTGAAGGTGGAGAAGTGCGTATACTAAACGATGACGAGGTGTTAGGGACAATTAAAGATCCCGAATCAGTCTTGCATCACATTTAACATAGGAGAGCACTATGCCAGAAGAAAAAAAAGAACCTATGATTGATGTTGGCGAAGATCAAGGAGCCGAAATTAATCTAGATGAAAACAACGAGCAAATAAAAGAAGCCGTTGCAGAAGAGAAGGTGGAAGTTGAACAGGTTGAAGAACAACCTGTAGAGGAGAAAAAGGAAGAGAAGGAAGATGAGCTCAAAGCTTACAGTGAGGGCGTTCAAAAAAGAATTGCTAAACTTACTCGTAAGATGAGAGAAGCTGAAAGGCAAAAAGAAGAAGCGATTGCTTTTGCACAAGCTGAGAAACAAAGAAGAGAAGAGTTTGAAGGTCGATACTCCAAACTTGATAAATCTTATGTATCCGAGTTTGAAAACAGAGTAACGACAAACATGGAAGCAGCTAGAGCATCTTTAAGAAATGCTATTGAATCGGGTGACGTTGACGCACAAGTCGCGGCACAAGAACAAATTGCACGATTAAATGCAGACGCAACTAGACTTTCAGTGCTTAAACAAGCTCATGAAGAACAACAACAAAACCAAAAGCAGGTTAATATTACACCTCAACAATACAAAGAGGTTGATACTTATAATGGTTATGAATTACCACAAGGAGCAAGAATAGACGCCAAAGCAGAGTCTTGGGCGGCTAAAAACTCTTGGTTTGGTAATGATTCAGCCATGACTTATACTGCTTTTGATATCCATAAAAAACTAGTCGAGGAAGAAGGTTTTGACCCACAATCTGACGAATATTATTCGGAAATAGACAAAAGAATAAGACTTGAATTTCCCAATAAATTTGATAAAGATGTGAGTAATTCTACTGAAAGAGCAAAACCTGCTCAAACAGTAGCATCTGCTAAACGTCCGAGCGCAACTGGACGCAGAAAAACTGTGAAACTCACTCCATCACAAGTAGCAATCGCTAAAAGATTAGGGGTGCCACTCGAAGAGTACGCAAAACAATTAATCACGAAGGAGGCATAAGCGTATGGAACAAGATAAAAACATAAAAGCTTCTCGTGCGAGTCAGACAAGAGTGAAGTCAACTAGACCTCAAACTTGGACTCCCCCGTCATCTTTAGATGCACCACCTGCGCCTAACGGATTTAGACACAGATGGATAAGGGCTGAAAGCATGGGATTTGATGATACAAAAAACATGTCAGGCAAAATTAGATCTGGATGGGAACTCGTAAGAAGCGATGAATATCCTGAAACTGATTATCCAACTGTTAAAGAAGGCAAATATGCAGGAGTCATTGGGGTTGGCGGCCTTGTGCTGGCAAGGATACCCGAAGAGATCGCAAAATCTAGGGAAGCTTATTTTAATAAGCAAACCTCAGATAGAGAACAAGCAGTTAATAACGATCTCATGAAGGAACAGCATCCAAGTATGCCTATCAATAGTGATAGACAGACTCGTGTTACTTTCGGTGGCTCAAAGAAAAGTTAATCTTTTAACGATTCCAAAACCACTGGATAAACTTTAACAATTATAGGAGAAAAACTATATGGCAAACAAAGACGCTGCTTTCGGACTGAGAGCAATCGGAAAAGTTGGTCAAAATAGAGATGCTCAAGGTTTATCCGAATACTCAATCGCTGCATCTGCATCTGCGATTTACCAGAATGATCCTGTCGGAATGGCAGCAACTGGTACAATTACAGTAGCGGCAGCTGGCGATGTATTATTAGGATCACTTAATGGTGTCTTCTATACTGATGCTTCTACAAGCAAACCAACATGGGCAAACCATTTGGCGGCTTCAAATACTGCAACTGACATTGTCGGTTTCGTATCTGATGATCCTTACCAAAGGTTTGAAGTACAATCTAACAACGCTGGTGCTTCTGCACAAACGGATGTTGGAAATTTAGCTGATATTGCATACACAGCAGGTGCAACACCTAACTATGTATCAAAAGTAGAACTTGATGACGCTTCATTAGGTACATCTACTGGTCAGTTAAAAATCTTGGGTGTCTCTAGAGATCCAGACAATTCAGACTTAACAGCAGCAAATGTTAACTGGGTTGTAACGATCAATGAGCACTTCATTAAACAAGTAGCAGGAATCTAATAGGAGGATTATAAATTATGGCTATTTCAAGATCACAGCTAGTTAAAGAACTAGAGCCAGGTTTGAATGCCCTATTCGGCCTGGAATATAAACAGTATGAGAATCAGCACACTGAAATTTTCGACACAGAAAACAGTGACAGAGCTTTTGAAGAAGAAGTAATGTTATCTGGTTTCGCGAATGCTGAAGTTAAACCAGAAGGATCTGGCGTAACTTACGACAACGCACAAGAAACTTTCACTGCTAGATACACTCACGAAACAATAGCTCTTGCTTTCTCAATCACTGAAGAAGCGATTGAAGATAACTTGTATGACAGACTTGCGTCTAGATATACAAAAGCTTTAGCAAGATCTATGGCGAACACTAAGCAAGTAAAAGCTGCGAATGTATTAAACAATGCATTTAACAGTTCTTTTGCAGGTGGTGATGGTAAGGAGCTTTGTGCTACTGACCACCCAACAATTGCTGGGACTTTCTCAAACGAGTTAGCAACTTCTGCTGACTTGAACGAGACATCTTTAGAGCAAGCGTTAATTGATATCGCTGCTTTCACAGATGAAAGAGGTCTTAAAGTCGCTGCGAGAGGATTAAAATTAATCATCCCATCTGAACTTCAGTTCACTGCGGAAAGATTAATGAAATCAGCTCAAAGAGTTGGTACAGCTGATAATGATATCAACGCAATCGGTTCTATGGGAATGATCCCTCAAGGTTACGTAGTGAACAACTACTTAACTGACACTGATGCGTTCTTCATCAAAACTGATGTGCCTAACGGCTTAAAAATGTTCGTGAGATCACCTATCAATACTAAAATGGAAGGTGACTTCGACACTGGTAACGTAAGATACAAAGCTAGAGAGAGATACTCTTTTGGTTTCTCTGATCCTAGAGGTATCTACGGTTCGCCAGGAGCGTAATCGTAAGATTATTCGATGGGCGGGCTTGACCCGCCCATCAACATAAGATAAGGAAGAAAGTGTGAGAAACTATCTATTTAAAATATTTACCAAAGAACTGCAGACAAAATTCTACAAGCAAACGGATAGTTCTATGTTGACTATGGGACAAGTCCATAAAGAAATCATTGACTATCTAGGAAAAAATGCTATAGAATGGGAGCCGAATCCATTAAAGTTTAGTGGCACTTCCACTGGCGCTGGATTCTATATAACCTATGAGGAGGTTAACGATGGCACAAAGCACGATGTTACTCTTCGCCAAGAAGATACAACTCGAGTCTAAATGGAACGAGATGTACCTTCAAAATGAAGGTAGGATAACAACTGACATGCTGCAGCTAGGAGATGAGATCAAAAAAGTAATTAGATCCATCTTAAAAGCACAAGAAGAAGAGGCATATAACTATGCTAATTCTACTGATCTAGAAATACATCAGTTTGCTGGCTAGTTAGTAGTTGAATTGATAAAAAGTGTGTTTG